ATTTCTCGAACAGGTAGTGGCTGTTGGAATTCCACTTCACGGCAACCGGGAAGAATCGTCTGTTACCCGTTTGATCCTTGAGAAACTCGTCCTCGTTGGTCGACCCGAAGAATACGCATTGGCGTTTGTGTGTCTTGATACGCTTGGCATAGGCAGCACGATACGTATCCTCACGCTTGGAGAGGAAGTTCTTCATGACTTCGATGTCTGACTTCTTGACGGCTGACAACTCGGCTAGTTCCACCAGCCACGCATTCTGAATCGACTCGTAAGCCTTCGTGCCTTCCATAGATGTCATGGAGTCATTAAACCAGCCTTTTGACAATCTCTGCACCAGCGTTGACTTACCAGCACCTTGATGAGAAACCATGATCAGAGCGGTATCGAACTTCGTTCCCGGCTCGTAGATTCGGGCAACCGCAGCTACCAGCATCTTGCGGAACGCCTCTCTTGTGTATATAGAATCCTCAGCACCCATGTAGGTTTGGAGGAACATGTCTACACGAGGCTTGCCGTCCCACACCAGTGAGTCAAGGTATGTCTTGATCGGGTGGAAGCCGTTTTTGTTGGCTACGTATTCGATGGCATCGCACATCTTTCCTGTAGAATATATACCGTGGGCTGTTTCAATACGGTTGCGGATAATTGACTCTGCGGTGTCATCGAAGATGTCTCCCTTGTCCTTACTGCTGTCAAAGAAAGGTTTGCGAGTATACACGATGACTCCACGGAATTGGTCATATGCTAGCAAGTTATTGAGCAGAGGATCGGTGCGGAATGCGTTGACGAAGTTGCGGATAGTCACCTCCTTGCGCCCCTTACTGTCAAGGTCCCAATCCAGCACTTCCTCAGTCTCTTCCACCGACTCATCGGACACGTCATCGAAGTCATCCAAGCAGTCGTTGGCAGCGACTAACTCACGGAGACATGACTCGTCCTCCTGCACCAATTTAGCCATCGCATGCTCGCTTTCCTCCTTACCGAGATGACCGAACAGATGGATGCGAACAAGATCGTAGGCATTGTATACGTGACCGTCACCGATGGGGTCAGTGGAATGGTGGGAGTAAGCGAACTTGTCATCGTACACGATCATTCCGGCTGCGGACGATCCTCCTTTATATGTGTAACGGTCATAGCTACATTCTTCGTAAACGTCAGACAGGTATTTCTCAATGGCTTCCTGTACGGTGTATACCCGGCAGAATGCTCCGATCATGCCCGGCTTATTGGTCGGTTCTCCAGCCTCTGAGACAGTGCTGCGGATCGTTTGCTCCTCGTTGTCGGTAAACGCCCACAGACGGACATCTTTCCATGCATCACCATCTCCGTACAGGTCTAGCAACTCGTCTATGTTCAACGCCTCGCCATCTTGTCTCTCGAAGTAGAATTCTTGGTCCTTAGATACTGATCCCCAGTACATGAGGCGTTCGGCTTGGAAGGTAGTCGGGTCGAACAGTTCGATGCCCATTATCTCCGCTACCTTGCGGCTGGCTGCTTCGTACTCCTCACGGTTGTCGATCTCTCGGTCCATCGGTATGATCAGACGGAATCTGCGCTTGCCGGGACGGTCCGATCTTGTGCCGTAGATTACAGCAGCGCAAGAGAATTTCATTGTGAAGTCGAAGAAGAAATCGTCTTCTCCGTAGTCAACGTCTAATGTGATAAGTGATCTGCCTGTTACTGAATTTTTGGAGCGTCTTCCGCCAGCTAGAGTTCCGCCTACGAAGCCACCGACATCCTTGCGGATCGCTTTCTCTGACTTCGCCAGCCTGTCGAATTCTCTCATAGTCTCGCTTCCGACCATCTTGGGCTTCGATAACTCCTCTACGAGAGCATCCCAAGTATAGGTCTTTCTCTTCCAATTGGTGCTCTTGGAAGACCCTGCAACTGATATAGAATATTTTTCCAACATATATAATTAATCCTTTTTGTAAAAGTAACTGTTAAAGCCTTCTGCTCTTAGGGGTATGTCGAACGGCTTTGCCCAATCGGGTAGTACGGACATCGCTATGCAAACGTCATCCAGCGTTATGTCCGAGTCTTCCAAGCATTCGGTTATCAGTTCGTCATGGATGTGACCCACGATCCCGATCACCTCTTCCTCACCGATGCTCAAGACATTTCTCATTGCGCTTGCCAGCAGGTCACGGGAAACAGCCTGTACCAAGTTTTCGGTTAGCTTTCCACCGTAGGTATCCAGTTCTACCCATTTGCCGGATGTCTGATCCAATCCCATGTAATGAATGGATTCTATCTCCCTGCTGTCACCGTTATCGTAACGGATAGTTTTCTTCTTGATAGAAGCATACGGGTAGTGCAGGGATCTTCCCGATGGCAAGCGCAATGCGAGCGTCCGGTATTGCGGTATCCAATAGAAATGGCAGATAATTTTACCATCAATATTGACGGGTACGTCCCGTTTCGCCAAGATAGCCCTTTTAGCCGAGTCCTCTAAGATGCGCCACAAAGATACAATTTTCGGAGATGCGTCACGCCATTTAAGGATGATGTTTTTAATATTTTCTTCCGGGATCGCTCCGTCACGGTCCATCGTCTTGATCGCTCCGACCCATCCACCATAGCCTAGAGCTAGCTCTGTGACCTTTCCCTGCTGGCGGTAAGGCGTTCCTTTTCCGCATTCCGATTCCTTCATATTGAAGGTACGGGCGGCAGAAGTCACGTAGATGTCACCTCCTCTGCGGAACGTCTCGATTCGCCATGTCTCGTTAGCCAGCACAGCGATCACACGGGCTTCGATGGCCGAGAAGTCGGCTACCCGGAATATGTGGTGGTCACGGGCGATGAAGGCTGTACGGATCAGTTGCGACAGGATGGACGGGATGTTGTCGTAGAACAGCATCAGTTCGTCTAGATCCATGTTCTTCACGTCTTCTCGTACCTTCTCAAGTTCCTCTAGGTGGTTCTGCGGAAGGTTCTGCTGCTGGACGATGCGTCCTGCCCATCTACCTGTCCGGTTAGCTCCGTAAAAGCGGTACAACCCTTTTGCCGACCCGTCTTTGCACAGGCAGTTCAGCATGGCGGCATACTTTGCGATGGATGTCTTGTAGGCAATCTTCCGGGCTGTCAGAACACGGGTAACGTCCTTGTCATTGCATTCCTCCATGATCTGATTGATGTTGTTCTTGTTGATTGACTCGTAGAACTTACCGCTACGCTCTTCCACGAATGCGCTGATCTGCTTGCCGGATTTAAGTGACGTGATACCGTATTTAGCTTTGATCTTCTCGTTCAGTCGTTTCAAGTATTCGGTATATATGGCATCAGCGTTCCGGGCTAGCTGGACATCCACCATTGTTCCTCTGTCATTGATGTCTTGGTCGATCCCGTACAGTTCGATTTCCGATTCCGGCATTTCGATGTGTGCCAGTTTGCGGTCTATCTCACGTTCAGACAGAACGTCATACTTAAGATAAGTCTTGAAGTCTTCCCATTTGTCCGGGTATTGCTCCGGGAAGATGCGTGATCCGTCCTTCTGTGGGCACGAGAATAACTTGATCAATGCGCTACCCGTGTCTAGCTTACCGTCTACCAGTTTCATGGCTGCCGAGACCTTTCCCAGTGCTTCGGGGAATCCGCAGTACAGGGCTTTCGTGGCGGAGCAGCGAAACTTGGTTGCCGGAATATTGAAGCCATAGGCACGAAGACACAAGCGTTCGAAGGTGGCGTTGTGTGCATGGATCAGAACGTCCGATTCCTGTACCAGTCTGAAAAACGGTAGAGGATCATCTAGGTTCACTAGGTCGATTATCTTCGGGTCTTCATCCTCTATGGCGTAACCTATCAGCAGGATTTCGAAATCGGGGTGCTCCGTATACCTGTACATCCCAGCCGTCTTGATCGGTTCGGGAGAGTAGGTTTCGAAGTCTATGTAAACATTTCTCATATGTTGTCCTTTCTTTTAAAAAAGATAGCGGATGTCTTCTACCCCATCCGCTATCCACATTTGCACCAACTTACTTAGTTAAATAATAAAATTTAGTTAATAATAAATGAATAGAAATTTAAGTTATAAATTAAAAGTTTCTTTGTTTTAGTACGGAAGGTCTTCATCCGTAGGTTCATCGAAGATCGGATCATTGTCCGTATCATCGTCCTCTTCATCGAAGTCGTTGATTGCCGATCCTCCGCCACCGAAGGCTTCATCGTCTTTCACCTTCTGAACACCGTTCAAGCCGAACGTGATTCCTTTGTTTGCGATCTGATCGAATGAGTAAGCATCGATTGAAGCGACTCCCCAACATCCGGAGTAGAAATCTTCTTTCTGTGTGATCGGCTGCTTGTGCTTGTCGATGATAACCGGGCGACCTTGAGATTCGTTACGGGAAGCACGGATGTAGTACATTCCTTCGAATCCATCGTAATCAAGGTTGTCATCACCGTTTTTGATAGGATTCCATTTTGACGGATCACCGGGTAACTTACCATTGCATTTCGGGTGTTCCGCAAGATATTCCTTCTGCAACTCCTTGATAGCTGCTGCAACCTTCTTGATATTATCCTTGTCAGTCTTCGGGATTAAAATGGTCACTTCGTACTTTGATTTGCCTTGGTTGAAACGGTCTTCCGCTTCGAATACTCTCACGAATGAGAATCTTACATTTTTTAGGATTAATTTCTTTCCCATGATTTTTGTTTTTAAGTTGTTAATAATACTTGTTTAACTTTGATGACGCAAAAATATAACGTCTATTTGAATTTGCCAAATTTTGAACAAAATATTAACGTTTATTAGCTTTCGATATCGAAATCAGATAGTGAGTTATATTCTGTTCCGGGATGGCTTTCCGGTACTAGTTTAGGCGCACCGGGCTGACTCTGAAGATATTTGCCGAATCGTGCAGCGAAAACCTTCTTGCCTAATAGCTTCTCAAGATCGGTGATACCCTTCAAGCTGATGTTCATGATCTCATCCTCAAGATACTCGTCCAGCAGTTCGTTACGGACCTTGTCGGGATCGGTGATCTTACGGGAGGACCGACCTTCCACTAGCTTGTATCCAGCCCATTTCTTGCCGTTCATAGCCTCTTTGTAGACGAACTGGTCGAATGAACTGATCCAACTACGGTATTGGTCTATCTTGCCGAGCATCTCGACGATTTCCTCGTCTGTCATGAGCATCGGTTCGCATTCCTCCTCGAAGTCGCTGGTGATCGCATCGTATTGCGCTCTGCATTGCGCCTTGAGCGGACAGAACTGGCAGTGATCACCGATCTTCTGTTCTCCGCCTCCTTCCCAAGCTATTTTAGCCTTCGGTTTCAAGACTTTCTCACCCCACACTAGCAAGTCATTGGCCGACATGGTGAACGTGTCGTAGTGGTCCAATCTAGGCTGTACGATCGACATCCGGACTTCCTTTATTCTGCTTTCCGGATCAGTGCTCAACATTCCGAGAGCGTAGATCATCAACTGCGTGTTGTTTTGGGCTGAGACCTTCACGCCAGCACCGTATTTCAAGTCGATCACATGCATGACCGTAGGGCTTATCAGCGTAGCATCGGAGCTACCGAAGGATTCCGGGATGTACTTGCTCAAGTCAAAAGTCGCTTCCCAATAGCCTACCACATGACCACCTTCTCCTCTTTTCTGCATGAAGTAGTACTCGTTTACCACGAAGTCTACGTAGCTTTTGACATGCCTCACCATGTCCTCGGAGAAGTAAGGGCTTTTCTCTAGATCATCGGGTACGGGCATCTCATCTACCTCCGGATAGTACAAGCCTCTGTCCCACCATTCCAACGCATTCTGAGCTATCTCATGTGCCAGCGTTCCTTCATCGGCATACACGCTGCTCTTGCTCTCTACCGATTCGGCTAGCCTAGCGGATGGCGGACAATTAAGCCATCTCTTCGAACTTGACGGTGAGAGGAGAGCGTGGTCACGCTCCCCATGATTTATATCAGCCATATTAGATTGCTTTTACTGCTGCGTAGAACTTAGCGTAATCGGCTTCTCTCAGCGTAGCGAATGTCGAGCATCCGCAAGACTTGAAGACCTTGAGGACAGCGTCACGATCCTTCTTGATCTTGAGGCGTGCTTCGTTGCGGCACATATCGATGGTGATTTCCTCTTTCGGTTCTTCAGCTAGCTCCTTATCGAATGGCATTTCACCATCTTCTGCTGTTTCGGCTACCTGTTCCTTAGCTGGTTCTGCCTTAGTTTCTTCTACCACCTGTTCTGTTTCTTGGGTAGGTAATTCCAATTCGCCCTTCGATGCGCTCATTAGTAGTCTGCGCAGTTTAGCGTTAGTGTTCTTTCCGGGATATTCTGACGGATCGACATTGTATACTTCAGTGAGGATTTTCACCAGCTTGTCTGTTGGCATGGCAGCTAGTTCTTTTTCAGACATCTCGGTAACCGCTTTCTTGGCTTCCTCGTTTCCTTCGAATACTTCCTCTACTGCTGACTTGTCGTCAACGATAACTTCAGCCTTGTTCGCCTCGCTGGACGAGTCTATTACGGTTTCTTCGGCTTTCACACCGGGAATGTCTTTGGTCAAGTTTGCGAACTTCTCCTTGTCTTCCGAGATGTTCGGTTTCTGAGATGGATTAGGTGCAGGAGCAACGGGTACTTCTTCACGTGATTTGCGGATCGCCAAATTAGCTGCGAATTCAGCTATGGTCTGCAACTCATAAACTTTCGTTTCTGTGTCAATACTAATTTCTACTTTCATGATTACTGTTTTTTAAATGTTAAATATTTTTCTGTTATCTCTACTTTGCTAAGTCTCAACGCACCGTTCATGTTACGATAGGAATTGAGATAGCCTTGTTTTACTCTGTAACGTACCGCATTCTCGGTAAGGTCCAACATCCGGGCAGCCTCGCTGACTGTGATCAACTCTAACTTCTTTTCTTGATTCTCCATAAATTCAATTAACTTTTTTGGTTTTCTGTAATTCCTTAAAAAATCTACATACGCTCTTTCCCTAGCCCTCTCGTAGATCGGGCGGTACAATTCGGCAGTCTTTACGATAAAGTCTTTTATTGGGTATTCAAATTCTTCTCCAAAAAACTCTAATACTAGATGCCTTGCAAATACCTCCTTCACTGTGAGGCGCAATGGGGATGAAAACTTATTAAATGCTTCGATGGCTGACTTGCATCGTGCTATGCCATCCGTTACAGCATCATAATAAAACTTTTCGAGCGCACATAGATTCACTTTTTTCTCCATTGCTTTCGGTTTTTAAATTCAGCGAGTCCGTCTATCTCCGTAGTGGTCCTTCTGTTCACCACACTTATTTCCTCAGCCAAGCATAGGTGACTGAACGTCTGATTATCGGTTTACGATTACGCTGACAAAGGTACGGCTTTTATTTTAATCTGCAACAATTTGCACAAAATAATTTCTGTATTTAACGTTTATTAGCATGAAAATCTATCGATGCGATGTAATTCTCTGCGAATCAGATAGTTGCAGTTGGAGTGCATCGATGTGCATAGATGAAAATTGGCATCTATGCGTTGTAACTGCCTGCAAATCAATCTGATGCATTGATGCATAGATAAAATCGGATTTTTCTATAATATACATAAATATGGTGTGTGCGATAATATATAATTACAACATACCCGTTTTCATATATTTAATAATACCTCATTTTATCTATGCATTAATGCAAATATCTATAAATCAGTAGGTTATCCTGCATAGATGGGAGAATAATCAACAATGCACATCTATGCATGGTTTTCATATACTTGATTTGCAGTGAGTTATGTTGCACAGATGCGTTTCTAAACTTCTGTATTTACATTACAAATCAGTCAAAATTGGCTGAAAACGTCACGTGAAGCCTGTTTTTAGGATTTCTGTTAGTTACGGTAGTCAGTATCTTAGGCTTGCCAATTCGGAAGAACAAGAACCGTTTCTGCTTGACGTGGTTGATTACGGTAAGTGAATCCACTGATGAATTGTTAATTTCTGTAGAATCAGGAGATACTCTTCCGGCTATTCTGTTCCATCCGTCATAGTATTCGAATCGGTAAACACCGGGAATAGTATCCCGGATAGTCTTGGTAACGGTGCGGATTTCTAGCTTGGTTTCCACAGTATGTGCTGCCTTGACATCCCGGAGTTTTATCTTCAAGTCCTTCACGGTCTCTTCCAAGTCGGAGTTGAATAGCTCTAGCTCCGATTTCTTCAAGGACAGCGAGCGTATTTGCTCAGCTAACTTACCGCTTTCCGTCCTGTACTGCGTAGCCTCAATGTTCAAGGCTTCAATGTTGTTCTGTTTACGGTCCAATTCGACCTTCTGTCGCTCTACCTTATTAAAAAGGAAGCCCACTGCTATTACTAGCAGCAGGCATGCGATAATCAAATACTTTCTCATGGTGTAATTACTACGTCCTTCTTCAGCAGCCCGTATTCGCTCCGAACATCGAAGCAGGGACATGCCTTAATATACTCTGCTGGTTCTACTTCCCCATTTCCGTTCAAATCCGGAGATGTGTCCCGATGTCCCAGCAACTCGACTATCGGGTAACGCCTGCAAATATCGTTGATCAGATCCATCAATGCTTCCTTCTGCTGCGGTGTACGGGTATCTTTCGCTTTCCCGTTCTTATCCAGCCCACCTACGTAGCAGATACCGATCGAATGACGGTTGTACGACTCTCTTGAGAAGCCTTTTGTGTTGCAGTGAGACCCTATGGCGGTTTCACTCCTTCCCGGTTCTACAGTTCCGTCCAAGCGGATCACGTAATGGTAACCGATTCCGTTGAAACCACGCTGCTTGTGCATTGCGTCAATCTCCTTAGCTCCGATGTCCTGCCCTTCACGTGTAGCACTACAATGGATAATGATTGCGTCTACCTTATTAGTATTATTTACCATCTTTAGTCTCCTCTTCCTTTCGGTTCTCACCGATGTTAAAGTTTTTGAAATAACTCTCTACTTTCCCACGAACGTAAATGCTTATGCCGAAGATTGATCCAGCCCAAATGAGGCATTGGGCAAAATACCACAACACCGACTCATGGATTGAACCGTCTCTGGATCTAAAGAAGCCTAAGTAACATAGTACAACTCCCGAAACCAGCATCCCGATAGCTGTAAATATCTGTAGGTCTTCTTTCATTCCCCTTTTCATACTATATATGTGTTAGTTAATAAAGCATATGCGGTATTTCTGAGGCTTGCAGCACTCGTTTCCCTGTGGTTTAATAGTTTCTTTGTACTTTTCGTAAACGGTGTGGAAGTCCTCTAGAAATGAATCCGCTTTTCCCTTTTCTGCTTCATAGCGTCTACTTTTCGAGTTGTCCGGAACGATCACCGATGCCGAATATCCCGGAATCTTGAATCCTGTGGATGTGCTTTTCTGATCAGCGTCCTTGACGTATCGTGCAAAGGCATAATAGCACAGGATTGGGGACAGTGGGACGATTTCGTAAGACTCATCACCCACGTCAACGGTGAGCGAATAGGCATCGTCCGAAGTAGACGAATCCGGGATGTCTCCGCCATCCAAGCCTCCACCAAAAAAGGCAGGAACTTTGACGAATGTATCACCGCACAGTCCCTGTTTTATGTCGAGTTTATCGGCTTCTTGGATGACCTTGTTGATCTCGGCATCTTTAACATCTGCAGCGATATTAAAGATATCCCGGAATTTCTTGATCACATTTGCAAAGTTAGCCATATCGTTTAAGAATTAAGTATTGTAGCCGTTTCGGTTTCCTCAAGTTCGTTTCGGATTTCGCAAAATTCTTTGGGAACATCGAAAACTCTAGCCAGTTCACGGCTGATTTTGTTACGTAATTTAACGGTTGATCTTCGGTAGACCTTCTGCATCTCCTTCACAACTTCTCCGGAGGCGTTGGAGAACGAGATGAGCGAAGAGTCGACAAGCGGGATCGGTATGTTGTAAGCCTGTGAAGCGATGTCCTTCTTGAGCGGCTCGCAGTAGGCTTTGTACAGGTTAGAGTCAATCGGTGTTCCCAAGTCATCCACTTTAATAAATGGACGGGATTGCGGGATCATCGTGTTGTCATCACGGACCATCACTACCGCTCCAGCACCCTCAGCACCCATGATGTCACGCATCCCCTTCACGAAGTCGTCCTGCTCGCTCTCATCAGCGAAATCACCGTGGGAGACAATCTTGCACATGTGGAAGCCTCGTGTCAGCGTGCGTTCCACGTAGGTGGAATTCATCGCTTCGGCTTGCATCTCGGATTGCACTGCGTGGAACGGTGAAAGAGGATAGGGCTTGGTGGTACAGAAATTCATGTAGAGCAACTGACCGGGATGGTTTTCGATGCCACCGTAAAACTCGCATTCGTCAGCGAAGTTATCCGGATCAAATGCCGGGTAGGTCACCGATGTCTTCTCAAGAGTCGTGCTTTTGATGTTCTGCCGTTCCCAGTTATTAAATACCACGTACTTGTGGATAACGGGATTCGTCAGATAGTCCTTGTTCAGCCCGGCACGAACGTATTCGAACGGAACATGGTAGACAGCCTTCGGACGGTAATCGCCTCCGTATTGGACGATAAGCGCAGCACCCCGAAATCGTGCGATGTCGTATGCTATGGAATTCAACACATCGTTCAGCGTGTCTCCATAAGCATTCTCAAGGTTAGCGAATTCCTCATGCAAGAATCCCTCGCATTCGATTGCTTCTGACAATCTCTCGGTGCTTAAAGCGGCTGTTTTACTCGCATAAATGAGCTCTGATATAATTTGGGGATACAGGTTTCCTTCCCCATATCCCACAACTTTCTCATTCGTGCGTGCGCTCGTCTTTAAAGCCCTGTCTATTACTACATTTACTTTCTTGTGCGCTATCATCACTAAATGGTTTGATTACTTTTCTTCGTTCAGTTCTTTCTCAAGGTCTTCCAGCACCTTATCGTCTTCGGGAGCAGCAGGTGCTTCCTCTTCCTTCGGTGCTTCTTCCTTCGGTGCTTCCTCAACCTGTGGTTTGTCGTCCTCAGTTTCCGGAATCACTGTAGGATGGTCTTCCTCTACTATAGGATCGTCCTGCGGAGTCTCCGGAATCACTGTAGGCATGTCTGCACCCGGCATGACGAATTCACCCAAATCCTCGAAGTAGTCTACGTAATCCTTGTTTTCTTTCATGATGCGAACCGCAATGGCATCGGTACAGTTAAATGCACGATACACGATTCCGTCACCTACGTGATTGATGGTAAGACCCGGTTTCATCACGTAACGGGCATGGATGCCTGTGATGTAGTGCTTTTCGTACCAATCTTTCGCATATTTGCGATCCATGTGGCAAGTTGGGTCGAGTTTCAGATGCGTGATGCTCTTACACAGCGTCAGCATTTCTACTTCGTCTGTCAAAGTAACAAGCTGTCTGACAGGCTGGATATCTTTAGTTTCTTTCTTCTTAGCCATTATGCTTTCGTTTTAAGTTTGTTGTACAATTCGGCTGTGATGCTGTAACGGTAGTCACCGCATGCACCGTCCGGTGTTTTAAGAGTCGCAGTTGTCACGCCATCTGTTGCGCTGTCCGTAACCATGTCAGATACTTCCAACGGAGAATGTGCTCCGAGAAGGTAGTACTGATTAGTTTTCGTCTTGACAGCCAGCAGGAACGATCCGGAGAGCAATTCGTTGATGTACGTCACTACCGGAAGGGCAGACAGCAACTTGATGTTTGCGGTCAACTCCAGCATAGTAGGAGCGTTATCGTTTGCTCGTGCGGCTTCGGTGATCTGCACTGAGTTTTTGACGCATTGGATAGTGTAGCCTTTTGTCCCGGCTTTCAGCGTGATCAATGCGCTGCCTGTGGATGGTGTAGCAGAAACGCTAGACACATCCTCGAAGTTGATTATGATAGCTTCCTCTACTCCCACAATACCTGCAATCAGACCGGGATTGTTACAGTCAAAAGCCAAATCATCTGTTATTTTCTTGATACATGCCATATTATCCTGCTTTAGCTACTAATGTGTTCCAAGTACTTTCCGTAATCACCGCTCTCGGTTCTCCCAGCACATTTTCCGGAGTTGACAGCGTGATGGCAGTGAATCCACCGTTTTCGTTAGCTGACTCTTCCAATGCCGATACTTCCAAGCCGTAATTCGGACCGAATATCCGGTAAACTCCGTTTTCCACCATCTTGGCAACCGCTACGAGTCGAGAGTTGATGATTGTGTTCACGAAATCGGCTTCTACCTTCGTTTTCTTATACACCGTAAAGTTAACGGTCTGTTCCAGCGCATTTGGCGCATTTTCGTTTGATCTTACTGCTTCGGTCGCATTAGCTCCCTTCCGGATGGATGCGACTCTCACAGGTTTTGCGCTGCCTACCAGCGCGATGGTCGCTTCCCCTGCGTTGATGGCTACAGACTGAACGTCAGAGTAGTTGATCAGCAGCAGATCGGCAATCCCAACAGCACCGCCTAAGCAGTCATAGGTGATAGCACCTGTAATATTACTTATACATCCCATAGTTACCCGGTTATTTTGTTAGCGTTTAGATACGTCCAAGCAGTTGTGCTTGCCACCATCATAGAGTCGCCTCTTCCTCCGTCCGGAGTTTTCAACGTGACAGTAGTAAATCCTCCTGCTGAGGATGTGTCGGAGTCTGCGCTTGCGGCTTCCAAGCCAGCCAGCCCTCCGGCTACCTTTATAACACCACCGTCTTTCAGTTTGCCGAAAGCAACAAATTTGCCATTTAGCAGGGAATCCACGATTCTTGCGCCATCTTTGGTCTTGTCGTAAACAGTAACGGTTACTGTCTGCTCCACGCCATTGGCGGCATCTAAGGATCGGATAGCTTCTGCGATCTTAACACCGTTCTTGTAGCAGTCGACTGCGTAAGCCTTTGCTCCGGAAACTAAAGTAATCGCTGTTACCTCGTTATCCACTACGGTGATAGATTGTATGTCAATTTTGTTAACTAGGAGGAGATCGGACAGACCGATAGCTCCTCCAGCACAACCGAAAACGATAGCCTTATTGAGTTTAGTTAGACATGCCATTGTTTTCAGTTTTAAGTTTAAGCCGCAGTTACGGCTAATTTCATGATTTCGGGAACAGCCACCATTACGTCAGCAGCGAAGACAGTAGTAGAGTAGTACTTACGTGTCTGAGCGTCCTGCAAGAACGGTTTGATGTTCACGTTGCTGTCTTCCAGCACGATTTGGATGTTCGTTTTCGGAGTAAACGCTACGAAAGCCTTATTAGTAGTAGTGTCAGCGATCATGGCTGCTGATACGTGAGGCAATTCGTTGATCTTGTAGCCTTCCAAGAAGTATTCCGGTTTACCATCCATCATGATCATCTGAGCGATGTGGTTGTCCTTAGACTCAACGAAGTCCTTGAAGATACGCATCACGTTAGATGTCACAAAGAATTCAGAGTTTTCCAACTGATCCGGACGCTGGCTGTCGATCAATTTCTTCATGGTGCGGACAACTCCTGTAGTGTCGTTGGCATCCAGCGTCATAGTGAGGATGCTTTCTGCACTAGTCACCATCTGTTTCAAGAAACCACCGTTTTTGAAAATGTTGTACGCTACGTCAGCGTCTTTTTGACCGTCCAGCCAAGCCAAACGGAGCAAGTCGGCTTCCAGCACCTTCAGAACTTCTGATGCCATGAATCCAGCCAATTCAGTTTCGCTGAAGTCATCAGACAAGTGGATGCCTTTAGCAACCATTTTACCCCAAAGGTCTTGGAGACACACTACGATAGGCAACTCAACGGGCTGGAAGTCGTAGTACTTCACTTTGTCCGTCATTTCGGTGTATTCGTACGTACCGTCACATCCTGTAGATTTGCGAAGGGCTTTGTCCTTAGCAGTGAATGTCACGATAGGTGTTTTGTTGTCGATACCTGCGAGAACGGTTGCGCCTCTCTGCATTTCGCCAACCAAGCCAACAGTCAGAGAGATGATCTCCGACAGGCTTTCCATGTTAAGTTTATTCAGATCAGTAAATGTCATAATCTTATGATTGATAGGTTATTAACTACTTTTTGCCGCAATATTTCTGCATGGCTTCATACGCTTGTCTGCGTCTCTCGTCTTTCGACAGTTGAGTTTTGTCATGAGAAGACTGTTTTGACTTGCTAGCGTCATTGCGTTCCTGCATGACAGGAATTTTTGTCTGACGTGACAGCATTGTCTTGATCTCACCCAGCGACTTTTCAACAGCCTGCAAGCGTTTCGAGAATTCGTCCGGAGTCTTTGATCCTGCTTCCTCGACTTCCACCTCTTCGGTGTACGCTTTGAATTCAGCGATCTTTCCGTCTTTGATCACGAGGATGATCTTTCCTTCTTCGCCAAGATCAACGATGACTTCGCCATCTTCGACAGGTGAACCGTCCTCTTTTACCACTTCGTCACCAATCGCAGCTTCTTCTCCGCTTGCCTTGATGGTGATCTTTTCACCGTTCACTGTGCTTACTACTTGGTCAGCCAGCTTGGTTTCTTCATCTTTCTTCTCTTCACCTGCCTTTTCCTCAGCAAATTTGGAGAATAAACTTGTAAAAAATCCCATAGATTTACGATTTTGATTGTTATTACTAAATAAAGAACTCGTAGCGGCTGGCAATCCAACCAAGTCGCACGAGAATAGCTCCAAAAATTCAGTCACCTCGAAGATGTCTTCGTCCGCATTGTACACCTTTAAGTCTAGGTCGATCACGGAAACGCCAAGCATCTCCGGTTCGTTTTCGATCATTCCTGTTATAAAGGTAATTTCGTTGGGGTAGGCTTTCTCAGCAGCCTCCGAGATGGTAAGGTCAGCGTATGCCACGCCATCCTCTTCTATAAAGTTAGAAAAACTCCCGATGTATCGGTCCAGCATGTCCGCACCGTTATGCGATCTACGAGCATGAATAGGTCTTTCATTGCCTAACGCAACAAGAGATGCTATGGATTCCGGCTTGATGACGATCAAGGCTTCCTTCCATTCCCCATTTACTTCTTGTCCCCACGAGTTAGCGGTAGGACCTGCTTCGATAATTCGTAATTTCTTAAAAATCATAGTTGTTCCTAATTAGTTGCAAAGGTATCTATTTACTTAATTAAATTCTAAAACTCCCGTTTCAATTTGTTGCGGAATCTATCACCAGCGTGCGTCCCTGCTGAACATCGGTAATGTCCTGTACGGAGACGATAGGATTCGGAGCATTCTGTACACCGTCAACGAAGGCTAATGCGATAGCTGCGATTGTCTTGGGTGACAGATCAACGTCCTTCTTGACAGCCTTGTTCAGATTGGTAAGCGATTGCGAACTGAGCACATCGAATCCGCCACCGTCTGCGTACTTGTACACGCTGGAGTTGCCGAAGGATCTGCCACCGTATTCCATGTTCAGAGCAGACAGCGCATTGATGGCATTGGATGCCCTGCGGTTGAGGATGTAAACATTCTCGCCACCTTCAGCCTCGAAACGCTGACCATTCGAGCCGGAGAACGTCACGCCACCCTGCGCATGGGACGGACCGTATATCTGACCGCCCTTAGCGTACTTGCGGACGTTGGTATTGGTCTTCGGTACTTCCTCTTTTACCTTCATAATTGAGGCTACCTGTTTCAGTCCGGCTGCGATTACGATGGCTGCTTGGGCAACTCCCCAAATACCGCCCTGCGCAATAGCCTTAGAAGCACCGAGATATGTGTTGATCGTTGCCTGTGCCAGCGCAAACGCCTTTCCTGCTGCCGATTCCTGTCCCATGATGTTGGAGATTTGCCCGGCTACGTCAGCAGTCATCTGCAACTTGGTGTTGATCTCCTTCTTCTTTAGGTCTTCACGCAATTTGGCGTACTTGGCTTCGATGGCTGTAACGTCCGCACCGACCTTCTCGGCTGCGGCAACTTCTAGCTGACGGGCTGTTTCAAGATTCCTCGCCAATTTCTCAAAGTTGCTCGTTATGTTGGCTGCTTCGATAGCACGCTCCTGTTCTGCCGCCAAAGACTTCCGATTCTTCCTTGCTTCCTCTTCCTGCTTCTCCAATTCCGCTACTTTCTCACGGAAAACAATGTTCTGCTCCAATTTTATGTTGTCGAATTCCTGCTGCGTGATTAAGCCCTGCTGCAAACGGTAACGTTCCTTCTCCAAGATGGCTTGATTTAGCGTATTCATGTCCTCTAGGGCTTTCCGTTTGTCTACGATGCCTATGTTCGACTCACGGATTTTCAGTTGCAGTTCGATGATACCGTTCTCGTAGCTCTTGAGAACTTCGGCTTGTACCTTCTTTGCGGTCTCTGCTGCTTCCTTTTCGGCATCTTCCTTTGCCTTCTTGGCTTTTTCAGCAGCAGCCTTTTGCGCTTTAGCGTAATTATCGGCACGGGTCTTTTCCTCGGCTGCACGCTTATCGTTTTCTGACTTGATGAATCCTGTCAACTGAGATTCGATTTCTTTTCTCTGTGATGCATATTGCGCCTTTAAATCCTCCATAGCCGCTTCATGCTCCACCTCTTTCCTGCGTTCCTCGTCCTTCGTGTAGCTAAGACCGTTCTCCAATTTTACCTGTTCGTGCTTCGCTTTCGCCAGCCCTACCTCCGCATCTTCCATTTGCTTAGATATCTCTATAGCTTTCTCTAAAGCAGCTTTCCGTTCCGCTACTGATTTAGTCTGATCTGCGGCAAGTAGTTTAGCCTGCTCTAGCTCCTTCTTGTATTTCGACATTACTAAGATATTATCCGTTTCTGCGTTATACAAGTCACGTTGGGCTTGTGCGACTCCTTTTATTTCTTCACGGGCTTTTTTAAATCCGTCGGGGAGGACACCAAGAGAATCCAGCAAATTTACCTGCGCATCATATAGCCAGTTGATACCCTTCACGATGGTAGCGAGAAGCGAAGCTACTGCATCGGTAATTTTCGTGATAAGGAATTGCACCGGAGCAAACAGAGTTTTTATACCCACAGCTAGTTCTTCGTTCCGGCTTTTCAGTTTTTCGAGATGCCCGATTAAGATCAGAACCACAGAGGCGATTGCGATGAATGGATTTGCGGCAAGTGCAGCATTAAATGCTTTTACCTGCGTTATCCCGGTAGACATACCTTGTATCATCTGACCTGTCGCACCCGTCAAGCCACCCATGTTGGCTGTAGCCTTCTCCATGTCTTCCGCATAGTTACCTACGTTTCTACGGGTGTCTCCTATTTTTTTCTCCAAGTCTTTCAGCTTTTCGGAAATCTCCTTAGTCTGAGCGACCATCTGCTTCCCAGCCTCTGAATTGGTTCGCTGTTCTACAGACATCTTGTTAAGAGCTTTCGTGTTAAGAGCTAGCTTCGCTCTTAAGGTTTCCACGCTCTCCGCCTCCGCATTTACAATGGTGGTGTGCGCCTTGATCTGCGCAGCATTCTCCGATGTGGCTACCTTGTTGTTGTTTAGCTGCTTGGTAAGAGCAATGATCGCTGTTTCTGACTTCGCTGACTGCTTCTCGAATGCCGTCTGATCCAGTAAGTTGTCCTTGTAGTTCTGACGGATGCCAGCAAGAGCAGCCTTCTCATCATTTATCTGCTTTACTAGCTGCTTCTTCTCGTCTGATAGTTCGAGAGATTTCTTGATAAGCGCATCCAAGCCAGCTACGGCTTCGTCCGTCTTGAACGAAATGTCTAGTAATGTTACATCTTCTGCCATTATTTTCGTCTTGATAGATTAATTTTAGTTAGTTTTACCTTACATTCCTGTGTGGAAAGGTTGTAATCCGTGATTGATCGGACATAGAAGAACGCATTTAGCTGCTTGAACCACACGATTCCGTTCTCCTTATAGCTGTTTTCGATGTGATAATAAGGTATTTTAGCCTTAATTGTCACGTCCAATGCGTCCGAAAACAGCCCGTAGTACTTCTGTAGTGACTGCGTGTACTCGATAGACCTGAAGTATTCTACCCAAGTAGACCCCGAACCTATCGCTCCTTTACGGATAGCGAATCTCGGATACGTACCGTTTTGAGGATACGGCACACCGGATTCCACGATGTCTCCCTTAGCCGTGAACGATGCCTTCGAAACCTGTAGACTCTTGAAGAAATCCCCGATCTTGAACACTGCGGTGTTCGGGAAGCCCTCAGAATCCTCGATCTTGTCGGTTGACAGGTAAAAGTCAGACCAATCCTGCCGGAACTCGTTGAAGGTTATCGGACCGTTGTTCCGATCCACGTTACGGGCATCGTCAGCGATCAGTTTGTACACGTTGACGATGACGTTCGTGTTTCCGCTATCATCCACGTTTGTCGTAAACTTCCATCCCCATTGAAATATCTTGCAGATATCGGTGAGATACGTTATGGCATCCGATACTCCGCAGTTACCCCATTCCTGTGTAAGCCCTGCGGTATTCTGAAGCGATGTTATCTTGCCCGACATGTTCATGGCTTCGTCCGGTGACATGAAGGATGGCGGAAGCGCATTCAACTTATTGTAGTCATTGATATCCCGGCTGATGTAGAAGCCATAGAATTGATAGATCGGTATGTTCATGGTTGTGGAAACATACTTGTAACGTACTTGTGTGATATCGTTCTGATCGTCATCCTTCTGAAATATCGCCACCGTCTGATTGTTATACACAGCTTTGAGGACCACGTAGTTCAGCATCGTGCCCACCTCAGACATGTCCAGTGTGATGTATGCGTTGTTGTCCATAGTGACCACAGCCATAGTCGATTGAGTCACGCCACCCGGTGCTGTCATGGCTGTCCGAGTATCGTACTCCTTGATGTCTAGAGCGTTTCCTTTAAAGTACTTCGTACCGTCATCCGTCTCAGAAGCGTATCGCCAAAACACCGTGACAGACTTGCCTACGAGCAGATCGGAAATCGCTTTCTGACCCAAGTTCTCGATGATTAGGCCCGGTACATACCCACCGTAGTCGATAGCTGGGAATGCCACGGGAGTAGGAGATCCTAGTGCTTTCGTAATCAGATCGCTAGCCCGGAAGAACCGGGTATTGCCTACGTTCGAGTCGATAAGCGTAGCCTCCACGACTTCTTTGGGTAACTGCGACATCTTGAGATCCGACTGAGACAGCGCAACGCTGTAGCTCTCCTCATCGCAGGTCACCTTAGCCTTGAACCGCTTGTTGATAGCGATGCCACCTATGTAAATCCTAGCCTCGTACTTCATGTCACGTTTCACGTAACCGAAGTTTCGCATCTGATAGAAGATACCATCGTTTACCCGGTTTCTCGGTGCTTTGATGTTAGCCGAGTAGGTACGGGTAGACTCGCCAAACGAGTAGGGAGATGACGCATTGATGGAGAGTTTGACATCTGTCTTAGTCAAGCCCTCCAAAAATGTGCCGTTTATCTGTATCTTTATATCCATGTTAGTATTGGAATTTTAACGTTGCTGTTCTCGCCAAGCCGGATGCTGTATACTTGACTCCCGTAGTCGAGGAGCAGCGCATCTTGGTGTCATTGGGAACGCCATCCAAGCCCTTCACCGTAACGTCCGGAGACGTTGACAGGACATCAAGAGCGAACTTGTTAGCCTCGGTCAGTTCGAATACGCAGGTCAGTTCCCTCTTGGTTACCGTGCCACCGTCCAAGCCCTGTGTGATCGTAGGCTGCGTGCTCCAATTGTAGCAGGAGATAGCGTCATATGACCCGTAAGAGTTAAGCCAGCGCAGCGTGATAGCTCCGCATGCGGAAATCTCCTCCGGATAGAACTTCACGGCTGCTACAGATCCGTCCGGATTCTTGAGCGTGATCTTCTTGTATTGGCATGCATCCGATATTCCGTCGCCCTGCATGTAATTAAATCTGTCAACCGTTCCGTCTTGATAGATAACGTCTACATCATAGTCCCTATCATGGTATTGGCTGCTGATGAAGAAATCATCATCCAGCGTGTGGGCTAGTGGTGCTCTGCGTCCCAAGTCATCCCGGAAGTCCGTGTCGGCATTAGATACCCGGTTGATGTTGTTCCGGCTGGCTAGGTTCATGATCGGCATCCGGAACTGCTGTGTCTGCACGTTGGCAGTTAGGTTAGCTCTGTGAGTCAGCCCTAGTTCCACGGTGTACCCGGCTATCCGGTCCTTGTATGCCGGGAGGAGCGGATAGAAGTGGGATGCCAAGTCTATCTCGATTCCGTTGACAGGTTCAAGATTAGCCACGTAGAACGAGTCTAGGGAGGATCGGCATTGTATAAAGAAGTATACTATGATGTCCGTAGGCAAGTCCGTAACGACCAGCTTCAACGGGATGTTATCCCAAATGGACGGACATCCGGGATAGTTGTAGACCTGTCCGTCTGTGAGACCTACGCTCGTATTTAGTCTAGGAATTGCTACTCTCATTGCGTTAATATTGTTAGAATTTTTGCTTTAATGATCTTATTTATATCCAGCGTTAACCGCTTCACCCTTTCGGGATTGATGATGTCGGAGACTACCCCTCCACCATTGTATTTGTTGGGAACTTTGATTCCATCCCGTTTGATTACGTAGGCTATGGCGTATGCCGCCTCTTCCGGGATGTCCGTTCCTGCTGTCCGGTTCTTGTCCTTGATCCACTGCTTAATAGCAGAAACGGGAGGAAAACTCCCAGCCTTCCTCCCTTTCTCCATTTGGATAACATGCTTCGGTGCTGTCAGTTTAACGGAGTCACCGTTCTCGTGTAAAATAAGATTCCTACCGAAGTCTCCGGAGGCTACCAAGCCTTTGGACACGTAGTT